TGAACGAATCGAGCTTACCCCAGGCATTACCAATATTTGTTATTCGGTTTGCAAGACTATTAAATTGCTCTTCTTGACCTTTTGCAGCCGCTGCCGCAACAAAGGCTTTGTTCATCTCAGGTTGAAGACCAGCCGGAACTGCGTTTGCAATCTCACCGATTCTTGCGTAACGCTCAAGAATCTCTGCCTGAACCTTTGGTGTTTCAAGTTTTAACCGAGCCGCTCTGTCATTTATTTGGTTGTTTAGATTGGCTATATTTGCAAGATCTAAATTTATTTTAGATCTATTTAATTGGTCTGCAAATCTTGCATCACTATCAGCTTTTAGTGCTTCTGCTTTTGCCTTATCAAGTGAAGCCAAAGAATTTGACCAAGCAAAAGCAGCATCAACACCAGCCTTTTCTGCTTCTGAGCGAGCCTTATCGGCTTCTGATTCAGCTTTGCGCAGATCAACAGGCGCTCTTCCGACTTTAATTGCGTTTTCCACAATCTCTTTGCCATTAGGAAGAACGGCAAGATAAGTCCCAATGGTTGCAAACCCTGTTTTAGGATCTAATTCAATAAACCGAGCGGAGTCTTCATACATCTTTGCCTGCGCTGAATTGCCGCTATTTCGCTCGGCATCTGCTCTTTGCCTTAAAAGATTGACAGCCTCCGGTGCTTGATTAGCCGCCAAGGCAGAAAGCACTTGGCCACCAAATTTGAGTTCACTTTGTTGCCTATCTTTATTAAGCATATCAAAAGACTGACGCACAGATTCAGCCTGATCTTTCGGAAGCAACAGAGAATAATTGATGAAGTCTCTAGCTGATGGATTAGGATTGGCAAGCAACTTTGCGCCTTCAGCGCGTACCATTTCAGCCTGTCGCAAGGCTTGCGCCCTTTGCTCTTGCTGAAACTGCCGCTCTTGCTGCGCTGCCTGAATATCAGCAATCCCAGCGCCAAACTTTAAGCCGCTAATAACCGATGCAAACGGATCTAGCGGTGTTACTCCATAATCGTACGGTGCTGGCATGTTATACGCCTCCAGGTGGTAAACCGAACGGTGTTGGCATATTCCCGCCGAGATATTCTCCGCGCTCAATAATTGGCGCAGGCGGCTGTTGACCAAAGACGCTACCAAAACCAGGCACTTGCCCAGTAGCCATTTGGTAGCCTACGAACTGGCCAGGTAAATTAAATAGCCCACCAAAAGCACGGCCCTGTGCAATTTCAGATCCTGCGCGAGCAGCTCCTTGCTGGCCGAGCAATCCGCTAATGCTTTCACCTAGCCCCATGCCCGATGCTGCCTGCCTCGCAGCCGCAGCCTGACCGACGCCAGTAAGATATTGCTGTACACCAAGACCAGCACCAGCCAAGCCGCCAAGCCTTCCATATTGGCTTTCAATCTCACGGGCAAGCATGGCTGGCCGAAACTGAGCAAGCGCTGCTTGTATGTTGCCGCCTCGCAAACCACCCGTGGCCGATGCCCTAGCAAGCAATGCCTCCTCGCCTTTTTGCACTTGCGCCTGAAAGCCTGGGCGTCGCTCCAGCGCTGCAATAGCGGCCTGCTCTGCCTCTGGGCCTCTTAAACCAAGCAAAGCCTGCTGCTGCTCGAATGCTCGCTCACCGGCTTGTGTATATGGCGCAAGACCGGCCATTGCCGCCCCGCCTGCCTGCACATACGGCGAGAGCAGTTTCGTCATCTCATCGAACTGCCTGCGCTGCTCCTCAATACCCATTTGGGCGGCTTCAACTTGCGCCCCAGCAGCCTTGCTTGCCGCACGAGACTGCATTGCCGAACCGACAAGTTGCGATCCAGCGACAACCAGTGCTGTTGTTGGCTCAGGCATTATGAAACTCCTTGATGTAATCCTTAAACTCTTCTCCGTACAGGCGCATGATTTTTTCTGAAATTTCTGTTGTTTTTAGCGAGCCGTGCGTCAGCAAAACCGCCATCAGCACCAAATCGTAATATCCGGCTCGCCACATATAGGCTCGCTCATCTGCGCGGCCCTCGCGCTCTGCCTGATCCGATGCCTGCCATTTTAATATAGCCATCGCAATAACGGGCAAGAGCATTCCAGCGTGTTGCATGAAGAACGCATTACCAGGCAGTGCAACCAGCGTATTCCAGATCAGCGCATCGAGGTCTTTACGCTCAACTTGCTCACCGTCCGCAAAATCATCTAGCGTCTGGATAACATCGAACATCGTCATCAGCCAGTTTACCGCTGGCTCTGGCAATAAAGCCTCTAGATTTTCACGCAGTTTCATATTCTTCCCACGCTTGGCATGATCTCATGTCGTGGCAAATGAAATCAAAGTTATGGCAATAGCCGCGATACCCAGCGTCCTTATCCCAAGCGTTCACGGGTATGCGCTCCATTTTGATCTGCATATCCGGTGAATTATCGAAATATTCACAATTTGAGCATCTACGACGGCGAGCCTCGGCTTCATCCACTTGCATTGCCTTAGCTAGCGCCATCCAGTAAGGCTTATTTGCTCCGCGTTCATTAGATGGATTCTCAGGCCCAAGCATCCAATCCTCGATGACCATTTCTGTGTTATCTCGGTTTTCAGCGACGGTGATAAACGTATCCTCAGGAATACCTGAAAGAATAAACGTCGGCATCTTTGCGTCCATCATGTGATTTCCCTTCCTGAAATACGGAGCGTAAGCGCTGTCGCCGCGCTTGCAATCGTGCTGATAAATGCGCCTGGATCAAGTTCGTGTCCGACCAGCTCTGGGCAAAGATAAGTTTCACCAGGCACTACAGTTCGGTCATCGATAATGAGGTTTGCATTGCCTGCTGTACCTCCTGATTGCACAAGGTTTACGCTAAACGAGCGATTCACGGTATCGGTGTTCGTAACCGTAGCCTTGTCAATCAACGCTTTCGCTAGTGTCGCGGTATATTGTGTCGTCTGCGTTGCCTGCATCTGCAAAGGCGCAACGAGTGTCTTAACAGTTACAGTCATGACGGATAACTCCTGATGTTATTCGAGACAGTCAAAATAATGCTCGGAACTGCTGGATGCACCCCTGTCGCCGGAAATGCCGCAATAGTGGCAGCAGTGTTTCCGACCTCCCACATGATCTCAACGTAGTCGCCAGCTTTCATGTCAACCAATAGGTTAAACGCCTGAAGCAGCTCTGAGTTGGCATTTTGAATTGTAAGGTAGAACGCGGAATTTGAAATGTTAGTTCCGTTTTTTCGCATCCAAACCCAGACTTCACGATTTGCGCCACCCGTCGAATCAAACTGAATTGATACCTGAAAGTTATACACGCCCTCGGTATCGACGACAATGTGCGAGGTCGGCGTTCCGATAAACACGCCTTCGCTCAAATCGGTGCTGTTAAAAGTGATCGGATATGCGGTATTGATTGCCGCTGCGGTCTGTGTCGTTGTGTCATAAAACTGCCCGAACCTTGTGCGCTTGGGCGGCACACGAGCCGGAGCCATTTGCAGCCCGTCAACTACGGAAGCAAGGCTTCCAAGCAATGCCATAGCCTGGTTCACTTTGTTTTCAGTGGATGCAATGCCGACCGAAGTGCTTTGAGCTAGCGCAGAAATCTGATCGAGCGCTTGCATTGCTTTGTTTTCACTGATCGAGCAACAAACCGCAACCTCTTGCGCGAGCGCAGCAATCATGCCAAGTGCTTGCACGGCCTTTTGCTCAGCATTGCCAGCGGAAATTACGCTTGCTTGCACTACATCTGGTGCAATCTCAGCGACCACTGCGAACAGATTTTCAAACTGCTTGATCTGCTCGAAATCATCTAAAAACGATGCTAGCTGATCTCGCGTCAACCCTAGCGGTGGCACTGGCCTTGGCATGTCATGCCGCCAGTGGCTCGATCTGAGCCTCTAATCTAGCAATAGAGATATGCGCGTCTGTATCGCCTCTAAAACGCTGTATGCGCCAGTTTCTCATGTTGCCCATCTGAAACCATGTAATCCGCTTTTGCGTCGCTCCTGTGGTCCCTACGCTCGTAAAACGATCCTGACTCCAAGAAGCTCCGTCTTTGGAATATGACGTAGAGATTTGCGGATTGAGACCAACTTGCACACGACCTGTCAAGCTGACCAGCTCCATCTGGTGGAATATCGCACCTAAAGATTGGTTGTAGACGATGATCGTTGAAAACTCCCAACGTACTTTCTGGCCCCAATGACTTCCGATGGTGTTATCAAAGTAGCCAATGCTTGAGGATTGCGGATCTCCGACGAGCCATTTGTCGTAGGCCCAGACAAAGTTTCTTGCAAGATATTGTGAAAATCCGACGACCGTGCTCGTGAGTGTGAACCAGACCAAGGACTTGAGTTCCCGCGATGCCTGCTCATCGAAAACAATGGTTCTATCGGGAAGATGAACGTAGAGGTGTTGATGCGCTCTGTCATTTCGAGCCTCCAGCTTAACAACCGCGAGCTGCGCCTCCGTGTAGGTCAGCAAGAGCATGTCGATCTCTTGCGAGCTAATCTTTTCAGTTGTTGCGTTTGCGCCTAAGTAAATTCCTGGCGCCTCGTTTCGTCCTGATCCAAGAAACGCAATGCGCTGAACAAATTCACAGCAAGCAAAAGTGCCAACAACGCCTTTTTGAATCTGAGCGCCATCAATGCGCTGGAACGGGAAAAACTCACCGCCAACGT